GGCCCGATGAGGGGCCCTTCTGCTGCTGACGGTCAGCGCATCAACGCTGAGAGATTGGCTGCGGCGCAGGGAGACCCGAATGCGCCACAGGGATACGGTGGATACGGAGGATAGAAATGAAGGGTTACAACAAGCACATGAAGACGGGCCAGCAGCCCTCGGGCTCCAGGATCAAGACCACCCGTCCCCCAGGCAAGGCCACCAAGGGCTCTCAGAGCAACAGCGCCAAGCCCAACATGAAGACCGGGCCGAACTACGGCGGGCCCCACGAGAAGGAGATGTAACCATGGCGAATACGAAGAGGGGTCAGGCGGTCGAGTCCTTCGACAACATGATGAAGGAAGGCGTCAGAAAGAGGCGGGCGAAGACGAAGAGGGGCCAGGCGGTCGAGTCCTTCGACAAGATGATGAAGGAGGGCGTCAGAAAGAGGCGGAAGGGGCAGACCCTCTCCGAGTACACCAAGGGGCTCAAGAAGAAGAAGAAGAAGCCGTCCCTGGACGAACTCTCCCTAGGCAGAACAAGCGTGTCCGACATGGCGAAGAGGGCGAGAAGGGGCGTCATGAGCAGCGGCGGTACGCGTGCCAAGAAGAAGAAGGGCGGCATGTCGATTGACGACAAGCTCAGGTGGGGCGTGTACAAGAGGAAGAGCGGTAAGTCATGAAGAAGCCAGTTGGCAAGAAGCCAGGCCGCAAGCGGAAGAAGAGCCTCAGTCTCGACGCCCTCTCTGAGGCGCTGGAGAATGAGAAGGCCATGAAGGTCCCCGCTCCACCTCGGAAGAAGCGCAGGAGGGCCCCGAAGATGAAGCAGGGGAAGTGGGGCACTCAGGAACCAGCAGCGAAGCCCAACTACAAGGGCAATCGCATGGGAGAGGGCTACTAGGCTGGAAGGGGCGGGGGGAGTCGAACCCCCGCTGCCTGGTTCAAAGCCAGGTGCTCTGCCGTTGAGCTACGCCCCTAGTAGCAAGCGGTTGCTTCTCCGATGGTAACGCACACGGTCAACTCGCCCCGCCTCCAGATGCTGGTAGCGGGGCCGTTCTTCGTAACGACAACTCCACGCTCCATGGGGATGACAAGGTGAGAATCCTTCTCGGACTTCAGAACGACATAGCCCGCTTCGCGGCGTGGACGATAGCTGCCGTACTTGCGTTCGCACTCTTGAAGTGCTCTTTCGATAACGCTCGTTCCCTGGACCCTGGAGACCAGGTCGGGGGGAGCGGTGAGGTCGAGGTCGGATCCGAACGCTGGGGTGGCAAGCAGGGCAACAAGCAGGAAGATTCGCATACTGTTATCCTTTCAGGGAAAGGGGTTCTCTCATGATCACAGGAAAGCTTCACACTGGCACGGGTGCAGCGGTAGCACTATCCACGGTGGGTGTTCCGGCGCAGTTCAAAAAGCTGGACATCCAGGCCAACGACGGGAACAGCGCAGACGCCTATCTGGGCGGCTCCACGGTCGCGGTGGACGGGACGGTGAACGCGTGGCTACAGCTAGCACCAGGCAAGTCGTACCACATCGGGGCCGAGTCCGGCGACCTGTTGGGGATCGACACCGCCAACACGTACATCATTGCCGCCTCCAGCGACCTCATCCACTTCATCGTCCACACCTAGGAGGGTCATGATGAAGAGAGCACTTTTCGCACTCGCCGTCCTTCTCCTGGCCGGAACGGCTTCGGCTCAGATCAGCGGTGGCATTGACGATGGCACGGTAACGGGAGATCTCCGGGTGACCGGGGACTTGACCGTTGATGGGGCCGTCTCCAGCACTGGCGTGAACACAGCCCCTTCCGGCTGCTCAACCCCAGGGTACGCCTGGACAGACGACACCGACACGGGGCTGTGCTTCGCTGCCGACGACTCGCAGGACACCTGGAGCGTTGACTACATGGCACTCGCCCTCGGTGGCGAGCCAGTAGCCCAGGTCTACACGGCGTCTGGTGGTGAGTACTTCTTCGAGGTACAGAACCCGAATCAGGCGGGAGCCCCAGGAGCCCCAAAGAGGATGTTCAGGGTTAGGGGAGACGCCGACCTGACAAGGATCTACGCATACGCGCCAACAGAGGCTGCCGCAAGCATGGATCATGTGATGACCAGCACGTCCCACACGTTGACCTATTACGATGCGCCGGACGACTCGGACTTCGTCATGTCCATGGACGGGATCATCAAGGTGGGTAACGGGTCTGCGTCCATTCCGTCGTATTCGTTCCAGGGCGACCCCGACACCGGCTGGTACTACGGCACCGACGGTGAGGCGTCTGCCGAACTGTGGGGATCGGTTGCCGGGAACGAGACCTTCAAGATGTGGGACAACGGTGAGGCACGCTACGTTGAGTTCTTTGGAACGTATACCGACTCCAGCAACTATGAAGGTTTCCAGATTGGCCTCGACACGGCTGGGCAGGTCAGCCTGCGTACGACCACGGCGGGCACCGGAACAGACAACATGTCCCTCAACCTATTCGGGGCTGGAACCGGAGACATCAACGCTTACGCGGACGTTGTCCCAGGGGGTGGAGAGGGGACGAAGGACTTGGGTGCGGACGGAACCGGGTGGCAGACCCTCTACCTTGGTGACGACTCCACGGGTGGCACGATCATCTTCGAGGGGATAGCCGGGGACGGGAACGAGGTCACTCTCGCCGCAGCGAACGCTTCCAGCGACACCACGTTCACCATCCCCAACGTGACCGGGACTGCGCTTGTTGCTGGGGTACAGAGCATCGCCGCAACGACCACGTTCAACATGGGCGGTAACACCTTCACGATTGATGGCGGCATCACCCAGATGCAGAACGTGGCCGGTGATCTTCCGGATGAAGGTGGCGTTGCCACCTACGCCCAAGTCTCCAACCAGACTGAAGATATCGGCGGCACTGGTAAGGAGTACTGGGTCACCCTCACAGACAACACCGCGACGACGATTGCCGACATTGAACTTGCGGAGAATCGCCAGACGACCGGCGGGACCGTGAACCTGACAGCCACCTGTACAGACGCTACGAACTATGCGTCTGGCACCCTCACTGCGACGTTCAACTGCACGACGTGGAACGCCGGGTCGGGCAACCCGTCCTGCGCTGTGACTGAGGCCGCAGAGGCGGTGACCACGGACGGAACCGCAACCATAGACACGATGACGATCAGTTTCTCAGTCTCACAAGACTATGCGGCGATGCAGGCAACAGTGGACTGCGGGGGTGTCACCCCATCGGTCCTTCGCGGGTACGCCCACATCACCACGGCTAGGTCGGAGAATCAGGGAAACTGGAGCATGTATAACGACGCGACAGCGCCATAATCCTAGGCTCCCATGCCTCAGCGTGAAGCGAGGACGATCTACGACCTGGTGGACCGCCCAGAGGTGCGGACGCCAGACGGCCCCGCCACGCTCAATTCCATTGGGATCGGGACGGATCGTGGTGAGGTTCTCATCCCACAGGTCCGACGCGGCCTAGACAGGCTGATGACCCCAGACGAGGCTTTCCAGCACTACCTGGCCACGGGGGAACACCTCGGCATCTTCGATACGCCGGATGAGTCCACCGCCGAAGGGGCGAGGCTCTCCCGTGAGCAGGCTGGGATTGGAAGGGCTAAGGCTCAGATGGCCGCTGCCCACGTTCGGATGGGGCCCATGGCTGGTCTACTGATGAGCCTGTTTGGAGCGCCGGGAGGGATTCGAACCCCCGAATAGTAGGGTTGCAGCCTACCGCGTTTCCGCTTCGCCACCGACGCTTCTTGTTAAGGCTCTGTTTTACTTACCTAACAACCTGGTTCGTTTAGTAAAGGTTCAGGCCTGAGCCTTTAATATGGCGGAGGGCACGGGACTCGAACCCGCAAGGCCCGAAGGCCACACCCGGATTCCAACCGGGCCGCTTTCCAATTCGCCTACCCTCCGTTGGCGGAAAATGGAGGATTCGAACCCCTACGCACTTCTGCGTACCCCGGCTTTCAAGGCCGGTTGCGAACCGATTCGCGGCATCTTCCCCTTGTGACGTACGACGTGGTCCGCAGCGTGGGTTGCAGCCCATGCGTCGGGCTTCCACAGCGCCTTGAACCCCTGCCCTACGACCATGCCTACAAGCTCCTGGAGGTACTTGCTGGACATGTGCTTCTCGGACGCGTTCGCGTCGATGTGGACTGTGAGTTCCGGCTGCTCGGGAAGCTTCATGGCTAGCTCCACGGACATCCAGACTTCCTTCGTGAGCCTCTCCCTGAGAGAGGTGATGCGAGGGTAGACCTCGCGGTAGTACGCAACCCTCCCACCCTTCGGAGGGTTGAGGACCACGACCACGGTCACGAACTGGGTGTAGCGTCCGGTCTGGAGGGAGTCCGTGCCCACATGAACGACCTGGCCACGTCGCGTGGACTCCTTCACCCACTGGACGATGTCTTCGATCTTCTCCCCGGCTTCGAGCTTCTCCCCGCCGAGCGTCTTCCATTTCGACTTGTAGAGTGGCTTCATAGGTTGATCTTCCTCTTCGGTCTCTCGACTGCCTTGAAGGTGGTCCTCCCGATAAGCTTCGAACTTATACCCTGCCCCTTATAAGGAGGCTGCTCTTCCCTTGAGCTACGGGAGGCCAGGTTGGCGGAAGGTGGAGGAATCGAACCCCTGCGCGGTGCGCACCCTGGTATTCGACACCAGTTGCCGACCATTCAGCGGCACCTTCCTGGCGGAAGAGGGGAGAGTCGAACTCCCTCGGGCTATACCCTTACCCGGTTAGCAGCCGGGCTCCTGACCGTTCGGATCTCTTCCATGGAACCCCCCGCCGGATTCGAGCCGACGCCTCGGAGTTAGAAGCTCCGTGTGCTTGTCCATTACACCAGGGGGGCGATTTGCACCCTGTGAGGGCGCGTACTGCACTCGAAATGGAACTCCCGTCGGGATTCGAACCCGAGGCCTTCTCCTTAGGAGGGAGATGCTCTTCCATCTGAGCTACGGGAGCGTTGGAACCCCCTACCCGACTCGAACGGGTGCGCGTAGGTTCGTAGCCTACTGCTCTTCCATCTGAGCTAAGGGGGCTCGGTTGGTAGGGACATGGGGACTCGAACCCCAATCGCCTGGTTGAAAGCCAGGTCGCTTGCCTTTAGCGTATGCCCCCGTCCAGCCCTACCCCGGTTGCGACTGGTCACAGGAACTCATTAGGGAGTGACTCTTCATGAGCCGGGGAGTCGCTGGAGCCCCACCAGGGTATCGAACCCTGCGAGCGCTGCTTACAAGGCAGTGCCGGTCCCTGACCGTGAGGCTGGTGGCTTCGAGTGGATTCGAACCACTATCGCCGTGCTCTTCAGGCACGCGCTCTACCGTTGGAGCTACGAAGCCAAGTCTGGAGCCAACGCGGAGAATCGAACTCCGTCCTACTCCTTACGAAGGAGGTTGGACACCATGTCCTCGCTGGCGTTGATGGCTCCCCTGTGCTCAGGGCCTCTCCCCTTGCCAGAGAGCACGCGCACCACGCAGCCATCAATTCTGGTCCCAGAGGTTGGGGTCGAACCAACAGCCTCTCGGTTATCAACCGAACGCTCTACCATTGAGCTACTCCGGGGATGGTGGGACGCCAGAGAATCGAACTCTGCCCAATGGGTTAAAGGCCCAACGCTCCGCCTTGGAGCTAACGTCCCTGGCTCAGGAGCCCAGATTCGAACTGGGACGATCTGATTAACAGTCAGACATGCTCCCGTTGACATCACTCCTGAACATAGTTCCCGTGCTCGTCTCGCGCCTGGGAGAGCGCGTGGCTCCGAGAGTGCTCCGCACGGGAGGACAACTCTAGGTTCGCCGGATCGTTGTCGCGGCGATCACCGTTCTTGTGGTGGATCGTTTCATCGCTGGCCGGGAGCACGCCGTGCTCCTTCCAGTACACCAGCGTGTGCTCGTAGCAGTAGCGGCCACGGTACTTCTTGCCGGGGAAGTCCTCCGGCGCTACGACGAGTTCGTATGGGCCGTTCTTCATCACCACTCCTGAATGGCTGCCCCCCGCAGATTCGAACTGCGATTGTCCGGGTCAGAGCCGGGTGTCCTACCATTGAACGAAGGGGCATTGGTCGGGAAGCGGGGAGTCGAACCCCGGCTGCATGGTCCCAAACCACGCGTGCTGCCGTAACACTTCTTCCCGTTGGGGTGTCCGAGCGGAGTTGAACCGCCATCATCAGGGCCACAACCTGACGCTCTTCCATTGAGCTACGGACACAACGAAACCGACGACGACACCAGACACCAGAGCCTCCGTGTGAACTGGTCTGTCGCTCCCGAGCTACCCTTGGAGCGGGATATTGGCTCTCTTATCACCCACCCACGATGCGTCTCGGATTCACTCGTCGTCAGTCGGCTTCGTTGTAGCCGTAGGTTGGTACTCCCCCAGGGACTTGAACCCTGACAGTGCTGGGTGTAAACCAGGTGTTCTGCCACTCGAACTCGGGGAGCATGGTCGCACTGGAAGGATTCGAACCTTCAGGGCAGCCTCGTTATGAGCGAGCGCCAGTCACCAATCAGCAGTGCGATGGTAGCGGGGGGAGGAATCGAACCTCCGGGGGTCATGGGTATGAACCACGCTTGGCTACCAACAGCCTCCCCGCATCAGGCCCCGAAGTTCTGCCATACACCGTGCCGGTCTGGGCCTCGATGCGTAGGCTAGAGAGTGCTCGGGGTAGGCACCCTACTGCGCAGAGCCTGGTACCGCTGCCGGGGCTTGAACCCGGACTCTCCGCCTTGAGAGGGCGGCGTGTTGGCCAGTTACACTACAGCGGCACTTGGTGGACCCGGCGAGATTCGAACTCGCATCGTGCAGCTTGCAAGGCTGACATGTTCCCGTTAGCACCACGGGCCCACGATTCTGGCGGGAGTGACGGGAATCGAACCCGCCTGGTATTCCGCGCTGACAACGCGGTGGCCACCCATGCAGCCCCCACTCCCGCTGGTCCCTCCCCTGGGATTCGAACCCAGACTGTCCGGGGTTTGAAGCCGGTGCCTCTGCCAGTTGGACTAGAGAGGGTTGGTGCGAGCGGGGAGAGTCGAACTCCCAAGCGACTGGTTCTAAGCCAGCCAGGTATGCCAGTTCCCTTCACGCTCGCATGGTCCCACCGAGAGGATTCGAACCTCCACTGTCAGGAATCTCAGTCCTGTTCCTCTGCCAGTTGGGATACGGTGGGTTTGTGAGACGGTGCGCACTTGAAGCAGATGCGTACCCTCTCGCCGTTACGTCTTGTCCTGTCGGAGCACCCGTTGCAGACGGGCCTTCCACAGTACGTGCAGCGTACCCTGGTCTTCCTCTTGAAGAAGTAGTCGCCAGGATTCGCTATACAGAGTGCGCTCTTGATCGCGCACGGTTCCGCCTTCATGTTGGTCCCCCCGGAAGGATTCGAACCTTCACCTCAACGGTTAAGAGCCGCGTATGCCATCCGTAACACCTCGGAGGGATGGAGCCCCTGCCGGGAATCGAACCCAGACTGACTGCTTACCAAGCAGTTGTGCTTCCGTTATCACTACAAGGGCATTGGTGGAGCAGGAGGGATTCGAACTCTCAAGTGTCCTTGGGACTCCGGGGTTACAGCCCGGTGCCGGCACCAGTTCCGGCGTCTGCTCCATGGAGCGGTCGGCGGGACTCGAACCCGCACCACAAGGCTTGGAAGGCCCGCTGCTGCCAGTTACACCACGACCGCTCGCGGGGGCATTGCGCCCCCGTTACGTCTTTGAACGAACCAGGTTGTCAAAGACCACGCGGCATCTATGGCCGATGGCGGGCTCGCCAGGATTCGAACCTGGGTCTTCGGTTTTGGAGACCGAAATGCTTCCGCTACACCACGAACCCATCACGCCTCACAGGATACCAGATCCTGTCAAGTCGTGGTTGTGTAGTACGGGCCGAGTCGGTTCGGGGTGAGTTCCAGTTCCTTGACAGCCGCAGCCTTGGCCTCCTTCTCGGTGGGGCCGGTCCCAGCCACCTCTGCGACGTAGACGCCGACGGTCTTACCGGACAAGACCTTCGTCACATGGACGTTCAGCTTCACGACGAAGCCACTCTGCTCTTCCATCTACTCCTCCTTCAGTGAGATCTTCCTCTTCTTCCGGCCTTCTGCCGGCGGGATCTTCTTCTTGGGCGCGATCCTCTTCGGGATCGGGTTCACTTCTTGCGGCATCGTGCCAGTGCGGCGCAGTGTCTCCTCGTCCCAGATGGCCTGCGTCGATGGCGCGTAGAAATCTTCTTCGTTCCAGTGCCATACGTTGGTCTGGGTTGAGTACCTCTGCTGCCTCGCTACAAACCGTGCGTAGTCGTCCTCTGCGCGTCGCGCAGCCTCACGCTCCGCGTTCGCGGCGCCGACCTCCAGCGCCTCCTCTGCACGCGCAACACCCAGGAGGCGCTCCAGGTACTCGATCTGGGACTCGCCTTCACGGTGCCTGTGGAGCCCGGACTCAATGATGCTCATCATGCGCTGTTCGTAATGGGCCGCGTCGATGGGGTGCCTGCGCTGGAACTCCAGTACAGCCTCGTTGCTCTCCTCTGAGAGGCGGTTCCAGGCCTCCATGGTCCCGCGCTCCACGTAGTAGGCTCTCTCCTCGGTCACGGCGAACCTGTCGAAGATTCGCACAGACAGGCTCTGTACGGGAGAGATGTCCAGGGTGTCAGACGGGTCGTATGCGGTGGCAGCGGTGATAGGATCCTCATCCTGGATTCGAAGCTCCATCGGAGGTGGGTCAGGTACAGTCGTGTCCCTCTGGAAGCCGTTTCTCCCCGTCAGCCTTGCCAGCATCTGTCTCCCTCTGTAGATGCATCAGTACCAGGTCGATGTCCATCTTGGTCTTGCACAGCGACCTGAGTCTTAGCTGTTCGTACTTCTCAGCCCCCAGGAACCGAATGCAGAAGTCCCTGTGGGCCTCGTGATCGTTCGTTAGTCGGATGTGACAACCGGGGCAACCAGGAGCCCCGTTGTCGAGGTCGAACCGGATGTGAGGGTACTTCCCCTTCGGGAAGAGGTGCATCGCCTGCAACCCTCTCGTCGTCCCACACACCGCACACGCCCCAGTGGGTCTGGCCTTCTTGTAGATCAGATGCCGCCATAGGTCGTTCGCCCTCGTCATCTTCTGACGCCGCTCGTTCTGAGTCGGCGTTCGGTACTTCTTCTTCTTCCGTCCCGACAGCGGCTTCGTGATCCCATCGCAGTGGATGCACAAGAAACGACTGCGCCGCCCGCCTTCTGGCCTATCCTTGATCCATAGAACGTCCTTCTTGCAGCGTGGACAGTACCGAGGCATCTTCGGCATCAGCGCCTCTTCAGCCACCCGAGAAGGGCCAAGAGTACAGCCGCCAGGACGCAGAGTCCGCCGTCCGCGCAGCCCCTCATTGTCCGTAGGGCTCCCACGGCTTCGGGTGCTCCCTCCTGCGCTTGTACGCCTGGCGGAGCTTCTCCGCGACCTCCTCATCGCGCTTCTTCTCCTCCTCGGCCCGCTTCTTCATGCGCTCCTCGAAGCGCTTCATCTTCTCGTCCATGGTCAACTCGGTCATAGGGGCCTCTTGCACTCGGGGCAGATGTTGGACTCGGTGATCGCTCCACCCCTAGGCTGGTCGGCTGCGGTCATGCTGAACTCCTTCGCCTCGAAGCCCCAGTCTAGGAGCTTGTCGGCCTCGAACTCGTTCGCCAGCATGTCGAAGTCCCACTCGCCCTGGTTCTTGTTCAGGCGGATGGCTAGCTCCTCCCGCTCCCCATCGGTGAGGGGTCGGTTGGGCATCCGCACGTCCACTACGGCGCTCTCGTCCACCAGCATCCGGTGGAGCATGACACGTCGTCTCTGGTGTCCCCCGATGATCGTCTTCCCGTCGTAGTCCACGACGATGGGCTCGACGTAGTCGAACTTCCCGAGGGAGGCTCGGAGGTCATCGGCTTGCTTGGCGGTAAGCTTCCGTGGGTTCTTGTCCCACTCGATCATGTCACCGAGGGGCTTCCGCTCTGTGTGCCAGGTGAGAGGCTCCAGCGGCTCCTCTTCAGGGTCCAACGACGTTACCTCTGTTGACATCCACCTCTCCCTTCCCTTCGCAGTACTCACACTGGTACTGCTCCTGCTCCGGGCACCGCCTCATGCACATCTCATCGGTGCCGTCACACGCGTGAACGTCACGAGCGAACCAGCCTCGCCCGTCGCACATCGGGCATTCTATCAAGGTCAGATCTTCTTCGTTCACGGGTCCCCTCACATTAGGATGGCACCGGGGTACTGCCAGTCGTACCGGAGGTGCCCGTCCGGGAAAAAGATCGCCTGGCGGATCCTGTCGCCCTTGGGGAGCGTGAGGCAGTCAGTGAGGCAGACGTTCTGCCCGTACACGTCGTAGACCTCAGCCCCGTGCTGGAGCTTCAGGACCATCGTGCCGTTGGTTCTGATGTGCTTCCGAACCAGCGCCACCCTGGCCTCGCTCAGCGAGTGTGCCCTCGTCCAGTCCGCCTCCTTCTGGCTGCGGGAGTGGTTTGCCACCGCCACTGGCCGCAGGGAGAGTTGCTCCACCTCGTTCTGGCGTGCGAACTCGATGAGGGCTTCCACCTCGAAGGAACTGTCAATCCCGCCGGCCAGCATGACCACCGAGAGCCGAACGCTGAGACCGGCGTCGTGGATCTTCTTGATGAGGTCCGCCAGGTTCGGGTACTCGTAGCCGGGACGGTGCCCGAGGTAGACCTTCTGGTTGATGTCCCTCTTGTAGCTGGCGATGGAGAGCGCCACGGTCGTGAGCCCGCGCTCCCTCATCATTGGCAACCCGACGTAGTCGTCTTCAGCCATCTTTAGGCCGTTCGTCTGAAGCTCCACGAACGGGAAGAAGTGCCCGACGTTGTCGAGGTAGTCGAGTAGCTGTCTGGGGTACAGGGTGGGCTCACCCTTGCCGGTGAGTATCACCGTGCTCACGTTCATGTTGTGAGCGAACTGGATGGCCTTCGCCAGGCGTGGCCCGTTGATCTCGGGCTCTTCCGGCGTGACGCCAAGGGGTGGCGTCATCTTCGACACACAGAAGGGGCAGGACGCGTTACACGCCGCACCCCCCACCACCAGGCTCAGGGTCTCTATCTTCATCTCTCTCCCTCACGTATGGCCACACAGGCCAGTCTTCTATCGCTGGGCATTCACAGTCGTAGACGTGCATCTGGTGCTCGGTACACCAGTAGTCTTCGCACATCTCGCACTTGACCCAGCAGGGCTTCACTTCCACCACTCCCACCATCGCCGCTTTGGCTGGTAGGGAATGTAGACCCCCTCCATCTGCGCTCGCGTGGCTGCCTTGAGTGCAGACGCTTCCAGTCTGCGCTCGTACTCGGCGTCTCCCAGGACTGATCTGAACAACTCCTCTTCGGTCATTGTCACATTGACGTACCTGCCCGTTGCCTCATGGAAGGTAACCGTAGTCATCTCAGGCTTGCGGCCAGTTGACACAGCGACAGTATCAGTAAATATCATCGTCCGCCTCCCTGGAGGGCCTTGACCGTGGGGCAGGGCCACTCGGGCTTGTCCTCCGCCACCTCAGCATCAGTAGCGCACCCTCGACAACGCTGCTTGCCATCCCAGTAGACAGGCGTGTGCAGTGCCAGCGCCGCCTCGATCTTGGCCTTCAGGCCAGCATTGAGCGTGATAGCCTTGCCCTTTTGCTGGCGCAGCCGCGACACAAGGTCACCACAAGCGTGTAGCCTCTGATCCCTGTCGGCTATCTCGACCCGCAGCCGCTCGATCTCCTCTTGCAGTGGTTTCGTTTGCTCGCAAACCGAGTGCCCGTGAACGCCGACCTTGATCCAGTCCTGGGCCTCGTCGCTCATGCGGTCCAGAATCTCTCGACAGGCACCATATGGATCTTTTTCCCACCTGCCTCCGACCTTCTTCACCACCCGCACCCACTCGGCGTCTCGCTCCCGCAGCCGCTCGATCTCCTGTCCAGCCTCCGTCCACTTCTCGTAGTAGGGATGAGAAGACTCAGCCTCCTCTCGCAACCGCTCGTTCTCCTCCTCGGCCTTGACCGCTCGCCGCTCGTACTGCTTGCACGCATCGGCCAGGTTCTCGTTGTTGGCAAGGTGACCCCGGTTCTCAGCCCGCAGCCGCTCGTTCTCCTCCTCCAACCTCCGCACGTTCTTCAAGAGGTGGGGACAGTCGTGTACATGGTCATCACACAAGACAACCTCACTCGGCATCGTCACCTCCCGGCAAAATCCGAACATTTCCAGACAGTCCCCAAGGCTTCCGGTCGTCTCCCCGGAGGGCCTTGACCAAAGCCACACCTACTCCCGCCATTGGCTGGTCCCGCGTCTTGAGCCTCTCTGCAATCGCCAGCGCCGCCTTGTTCTTGGCCTCGGCTTGCGTTGCCCGGTACAGCACGTCTGAGAAATCCTCGGCTCCTTCGATGGCCCTCAGTCGCTCGTTCTCCTCGGTCGCCCGCTTCAGCTTCCATCCCTGCTCGAAGTGGATCTCCTCGTTGGCATCAACCTTGGCCCGCAGCCGCTCGACCTGGTCCAACACCCGGTCGTACTCCTCGACAGCCACACAACCATCGTTGCACTCTGCCTTGTCGAGTCGGGCCAGCACCTCACGGATGTCGTCGCAGTTGTCGCACGTTCCGGGCTCGCAGTCGTCGATGTACTGCTTCAACCTCTCCACCGCGTCACTCATCGTTCGCATCCTCTGGAATCGGCTGCGGCTCGCAGCCCTCGAACATCACCAACTGGTCAGTCGTCTTCTGGATCGTCGTTCTGGGAGAGCCCTCTGTCCTCGAATCGGTAGCACTCTCCTCGGTAGACGACTGGGACCTTCCCTTCCGATCCCGCTCGTGTCTTGTCGCAGATGATCCAAGAGTCCGTGATGTACGTCTCGTCATCGACCTCCTCCTTCTCGTGCCAGATCAGCATGACGACCTCGGCGGGGTTCACGATGTCCTTCGACTCGCGGACCATGTCCTTGCTGGGCCTCTCCCCCTTCGGCGGTGGGTTCAACTGCCCGGTCAAGACCACAGCCACACCTAGGTGCTTCGAGATGGCCCGGAGGCCCTCGGCCACGTCCTTGACCTCTAGGTAGCGTGGGCGGTTCCGCTTCTCTGAGGCGCTGGGAGCCGCCACCTGGGCGTGATCCACGGCGATCATGTCGATGGGACCGCCCCTCATGGTCTCGGTCAGAATCGCCTGTCTGATGCCCTCTACGCTCATAGGCTCGCCGTAGATGATCTTCCCTGCCCCAGAGGTAACAATTGCCATTTGAGCGGCCAGGAGAGCCTCCTGGGCCTCCTGACGGCGATCCTCGTTGAAGGACCGGAGCTTCCAGCGGGAGACCCCAGCCTTCCGCTCCACATCTCGGATGAACACGTCCACCGGGTCCACCTCCATGGAGAACATGATGGCCCGCTTACCCCTCCTGACAGCCTCGTCGCACATCTGGGAGGCGAGGGCTGTCTTCCCGCTCCCGGTGCTCCCAAGGATGACATGAAGCTGTCCGGGGCGCAGACCACCACCCAGCTTCCGGTCCAGGCGGGTTAGTCCGGTTGGGATCGAGCCCTCGGCTGGGCCGGCGGCTAGCTGGTCGAAGTACGCAGAGACCTCGGACCCGAGATCCTGGTACTCCGCACGGTTGTTGGTAACGTCCGACCTGGCGGCGATGTCGATGGAGAGGCGAGCGATCCTGCCGTCCAGATCTTCCACGTCACCGTCTGGGGACTTGAGTTGCTCCTTGCACTCGGTTGCGATGGCTCTCATGTCTTCAATCGCTCTGCGCATTGTGCCCCGGCGATGCACTCTCTGCGCAGCAACTACAAGTGAGGTGAGCCTCGGAACATCGAGAAGCTTGGCCAGGTACGCCATCAGGTTGTTGCGTGCTTCTGGGTCGTCTGTTGCCCTGCGGGCTATGGCGACGGCGTCGATCTCTTCGAGTGACGCTCCTTCGTTCAGCATTCCAACCACTACACGCCAGACCGCGCCGAGCTTCCTGTCCTCGAAGTCGGATGGGTCTACGTACTTCGCTGCCTCCGGGGCAAGCTGAGGGCTAACGATAGCGCCGGCCACCAGCATCACCTCGGGGTCGTTGTAGTTCATCTCGTCTCGATGGTCACTCCCTGGCGCTTAAGAAGCTCCCGCTCGCTCTCTCTCATGTCCTCGGGGAGTGTATCGAGAACGATACCAACGAGGCGGGAGTTCATCTCTGGGGCTCGTGACGACAGGTCGTCTAGCCAGCGTACTGCCGGCTTCCCGGTGGTGGTGTTCATGCCGCCGTGGAACCTGAGGACGACGTGGGCCGGAAGCGAACTCTGAAGCTCGCTCCCGATCCACTCACCCTTCAGGCACCTGGCAGCCCAGAACGCGATGCGAAGCTCGTCGGCGTCGTAGCCGGCGTCAAGAGCGTCTACGACTGCGTCGAACACTGCCCTTGACGGACGCAGCCTTCTTCCGAACACCTCGTTGACGAACCTTGTCAGGTGCTCGGTCAGCTTCCACTCTCTGCTGCTTTTGTCGATTGTCTTGGGCCTCTTTCTTGCCACGCTTCTCTCCCCTCTTCTCGGCTGCGCTCAGGTGCTCTCGGACAATCTCCCAGGCGTCCTCGTTCGACAGGGGCCAGGGGCTGAGTGCCTCGACCAGAGCCTTCTCCCACTCGTTCGCTTCCAGCGATGCGATGCTCAATGCCTCGTCTCCTCGTGATCGCAGTCCTCACCGTCGCAGCCGCTTATGGCGATGCGCTGGAGGTTCTCAGCGACCTCCTTGTTCTGCCAGTAGAGAATGATCGACTCGTGCTTGTGGCACACGATGCGAAGGTCTCCTGAGCGAGTGACGAAGACGCCGAGTTGCCCCGACTCGCCTTCGTTAATGCACTCGCCGCAATCGATGACCAGGTCACTACCCAAAGAGTTCATCGATCTCGTTCTGCCCTCCCTTCTTCGCTGGCTTCTTGACCTTCACCTTGCCGCCGAGCTTCTGCCCTGCGGGCTGGGCGTCCACGGGATCCGAGTCGCCATCCGGCTCCTCTTCTGCCTCGGGCTCCACCTCGACCGGGGTCGGCTCAGGCTTCACAGTCGAGCCCCTGGTGTGCTCCGGGGGATCGTCCTCGGCCTCGACGCTGGACGTAGGCAGAAGCTCATCGAGAGACTCGACGGGCTTCTCTTCCGGCTTGCTCGCTGCGATCTGCTCCACCTCATCGATGGACTGGACTCCGAGCACGGCTTCCGGCATGTGCCGGCGGGCCCACTCGCGAGCCCCACGGTACGCGAGCATCTGGTCGGGCATGTCGCGCCACTGCTTGTTGTTGGTGCCCCAGACCGAGATGTCGCCCTCGACCGTGCGGTCCTCGTCCTCGCCCTTCAGGCGACCCGAGACGACCACTCTGCGCCGGCCACCCTCGCCCGAGTAGTGGTAGTTGAGCTTGCGCTCCATCTGCGGCTGGGCGTTCACGATGGCTGCGACCAGCTTGCCCTCGTAGCCCACCTTTCCGCTCACCACGTACGAGGACTGCGCGACACCGAAGGGGTCCATGCCCCAGCGGAACGCCTGGGCCGCGACGAGGAAGCAGTTCGAGACGTTCTTCTCGCCCTGGAGATGGTCTGGGACCAGCCCGCTCTTCGCCATGAGCATCGAGACCCGCTGAAGCTGCACGAACACGCTCTCGTTCATGTACAGCGACACAGGGTCGTTGGGGTCGTACTTGACCGGGGTCGTGGGCTTCGCCACCACTAGGTCGTTCGTCTTCTTATCCGACATCAATTCCTCCAGTCGATCTGGTTGCACCTCAGGCAAATCCTGAAGTCGTAAACCCTGCCGTACTTTATAGCAGGGTCACTGGACACGAGAGGTCTGTAGGTGGCGCTCCACCTATGTCCATCTGATTTGCAGTTCCTCCCAGTCCTCTGGTGCTCGTGAAACCTCTTCGCTAGGTTCCCGGAGTTCCTCACCCTCCTCGTTGCTCCCGGAGCCCGGTACGAGGATGAAGGTCTCATACTCGAAGGCCGTGGCAACAATCTCTCCCTTCTCGTCCATCACGTACCAGGAGTGGACGGTATGCCCCTGTGGGCATTCCAGAACCTCACCTTGTGACCCATCTCTCGAAGTGATCTCATCTAGGTGTCTACGGCACGCACGGTAGTAGCTCATGTGAGCACCATGAGGGCGATCACTTCCCCCTCCTTCGGACGTACTCGCACGTCCCGTCGTTGAACTCGCACCATCCGCACGGGGAGCCTGGGACACCCTCAGCAGCAGGCACGAACACGCCGGCCTCGACGGCACGCACGGCGTTGCGGATCCGCTCGACCATGCGCTTCAGGTCATCGATGCTGCGCGTCGTCTCCTGCACGTTGACGGTCATCTCGTGGGCCTTCGGCGTGCGGACCAGCGTGACCAGGCGGGAGCCCTTGGGTGAGTGGCCCACGTCCTTGTGCCGGATGAGCGTGTAGAGGGTCAACTGCTGAGAGGTCTCTGCTTCATCCTTGAACGGTGCCTTCTCCTTGGTCTTCAGGTCTCGGATGTACTCGTTCCCCTCCTCGTCCTCCACCAGGTCAAGGTAGCCGGTGAGCGTGATGTCCAGATCCTTCGGCTCCACAATGACCTTCCGCTCCACCGCCGTTGGGATAATTGGTGGGGCTACGTCACCTACGTACAGCGCGGAGAAGTCGGTGGCTGCGTCCTTGTTGTGCGCGTAGATGGCGTCCTTCTCCTTCAACTCCTCCTTGGAGAGGTGTACCTCGTTGCCCTTCCAGAGCCTGTCGAACTCTGTCGCGGCCAGGTCCCTGGCCTCCTGAAGGGACTTCCCGGAGCCCGGTAGCTCCTCGCACTTCGGGATTTCTCTGTCCTCCTCCCATGTCCCAAGCTCCACCATCTGTCGCTTGTGGGTTTCCTTCGCAACGAAGTGTGCGGCGCGGCCACGGGCTGCGGCCACGCCGCTGGGTCGGTAGTCCTTCTTGATGTGCTTGAGATAGAACTTGTGACCGCACACTCCGACAGTTGTGAGACTGGAGTTACTCCAGCGCCTGAAGCTCATCGTCCCTCCGCGTCGTACTTGCGTGCCTCATCAGCCAGGGCCCGAACCAGACGTGCGGCCCAGAGAGGCACTAGGACCCTTCCGGCCTCCCATCTGTACACCTGGTAGTTCTTCACTTCGGCTCCCGTGTTGGGGTCGATCATCTGTTCGGCCAGTTGCTTCTGAGAACAGCGTATGACGTTCTGTCTCAGATGTCTCATGTCCTCTGGAGTCATGAACGAGCGACGAGGGGGGCGAAGGCTAGGCTTTCGCATGACGACGATTGGGTCGTCTACCATGCTGACCTCCCTTCCTGTAGCACCGATGACAGAGCCATTGCTTGCCGTTCCAGGCGTAGAGCCCGTCATCCCTACAGTCGTTACAGCCCTCGCACCCGAGGCACAGCGGTCGTACCTCGGGTGCGGGGGGCGTGAAGTGCTCTCTGGGCACTAGTCGAGGTCCAGGGCCGAGAGAAGCAGTGTGACATCCTGTGTCTCCACCAGCTTCATCGCGGGCCTGGTCTCATTGACTGACGGTGTCTCGAAGTGAGCAGTGCCATTCTTCATCATCAGGCGAACGCAGAGGATGTAGTCGTCAAGGCCCCTGAACGGATCGCCCTTGGACTCCTTTCTTCCGCGTACGTACTCACCAGCGAGGTTGAGTCGCTCCTCTGTGGAGACCTCTGGATCCTTCATCTAGCCTCCTACCGATTGTTGCATCGCGGATCGGACTGCCCAGGCGTCAACTGAAACTGCCTGAACGTGTCCGAGTAGATGCCAGGAACTGTGAAGCGGCAGTGATCGGATGGCGGACCATCCGGCCAGCGTCCCCACTGCCCGAAGGCGAGCGGGTTGCCGCCGAGCTTGAGCCGGCACGTCGCCTCCTTGATGCGACCGCTCACGTTGTAGAAGCAGTACCCCTCGGCATACGGGCACTCGACCTCGCACTTCTCGGTGAGCACCCTCTCCTCGCGCTTTGCCTCACGTCGCTCCTTGGTGCAGGACGAGGTCTCGTACCAGACCAGGATGTCGGTGCGAGTGCGCTCACCGTAGCAAAGCTCTGGCGCCGGGGTGTGGGTCGATGCCGTCACGCCTGCGAACGCTGCGAATGCGCTCTCATCGAACGGCTCCTCTGGAGCGACGCACTCGGACCACTTGCCTTCGATGATCTCGGGTTCCTGCTCCATGCGCCACTCATCGACGCACGGGCACTCGCAGCGCTCGTACTCGGGGCGCGTCTCGGTGGTGGTCCAGGTCTTGTCGCACTGCTTCCAGTGGGTGATGAACTCGACCTCTCGGCTCTTGGAGCACTGAGGAACGTCGGTGCTCGCTTCGGCCTCCGGTCGAGACTCCTCGCACTCACCCCAGTCGCCCTCCTCGCCACGCTCGACCTTGACGATCTCGGCCTCCTCCTCGCACTCGGCGCACTCGGGGGCCGGCGGAAGCGGATCGAGGATGCGAGCCGCGATGGGGCTCAGGCCGTGCGGAGTCGGCGGACAGGTCTTGGCGTCGATGATGTCTAGCTGTGGCTTCTGCTCCTCGCACGTCTCGTTCTCGTACTCCATCGGAGTGCGGCCCGCCTTCACGAGCCACTGGTCCGCGAGCTTGCCCTCACCGTACGGGGCGTCGAACAGGCACGCTGTGTAGGTCGTACCGGAGTTGTTCACGACTGTCCCGTCGCCCTTGATCTTGATGTCGATGTTCGTTGGCTCGGCTGGGGTGACTGCCGGGGTTGTGGTGTCCGATGGGCTCACCGTCCCAGGCTGAGACGTTGCGTCTCCTGGTAGGGACGGCCCCGTTGGGCTCGACTTGCTGTTACAGGACAGCATGAACGACATGGAGATCCCCACGATGAACGCGAGGATCAAGACGGCGTAAGTCTTTCTCATCTTCTCTCCTAAGCCCACCCTTCGATGGACTCCGCAACTTCCGGGTGGCCACTGTCGCGGAGTGCCCCCAGCGCCTCGGCAAGCTTCTGCCTGTAGAGTTCCAGTTCGGCGTTCGAGACTCTGAGCTTGCGGTCTAGGCAGGAGACGACTTCCCCGAGGTCGATTGGCTGCGTCTTTTCGAGAGCCTCTCGGATCTTCAACCTCGTGATCATCTCCGGTTCCTCCGAAGTGTAGGGCTCGACTTCATCAACGGGAGTGAACATTGTACCTCCTTATCGGTTTGGGGAAGGTGGGCTCGCCCCCAGCGGAGGGAGTAGCTGGGGGCGAACCGGGTACTAACGGCTGAGCTTGAGTACGGCCTTCTCCACGGCGCTGTAGCAGGCGTTGTACGTCGAGGAGAGACGGGCCACCCTGTCGGGGACACCGTCACAGTCGGCGTGAGCCAGCTTGAGCGTCTCGTAGATCTCTGGGATGGCAGTCTCGATCAGCTTCTCGTTCGAGACCTCCCAGACCGGAGCGCCACCGTTCCAGACCAGGTTGGCCCGGAAGGCGGCGAGGGACGGGAGGATCCATGCTTCGGAGATCTTCCCGCGAACCCTCTCACCGGAGAAGAACTGCTCGTACTTCCGGCGGAGGTTCATGTAGAAACCGGGCTTGCGGCCTGGGCTAAGGAACTCGGCCTCGATGCGGTCGCGCAGGAGGAGGATGTCCTTGGCCAAGGTGATGAGGACCGGGAGAGAGTCACCCGGCTGTGGGCTAGCCGCCTGGTCCGCGAAGAACCGCACGGCGTTGTTCTTCCGACCGTAGAGCGGGGTGGGGTGCTGGTGGCCGTGGTACTGCGTGCAGTCGAACACGGCGAGGTACTGGAGAATCACCCGCACGTCGATGGGCTTCTTCTCGTTCATCTTGTACGCCACCAGGCCGGCGTAGGGAGTGTCAGCGATCTCTGCCTTCAGAGCGTCGAAGCTCCCCTTGAGGTTCTCCAGGCTCTTGAGGTCCACCTGCTGACTCGTGTTGAGTCCGCCAGCGATCTCCACGATCTGGTCCTCATTCACGCCCGTCACCGCATGGATGAGGACGTAGGCCTTGCGGCTCAGGACTTCCTTCTCGAAGGAGAGGATGGCGTCGAGGGTGTGAGCCCCGTCGATCACGCCGTGGATCGAGGGGTTGGTGAGTTCGAGGATGACCTCCTTGCGACGGGAGTCGTACGACATCCCGAGTGCGGCGATGGTGATCCCACGGTTGCGTTCGTGGAACTGCTCGGGGACCTCGTCCAAAGAGCCCACGATGTCCCGATAGACGGCTGTGTTGCGACTGATCTCGCGAGGGTTCACGTCACGCCAGTCCATCAATTCGCCTGGTACGGACGTGGCCTCTACGAAGAAGAACCCGTCCTTCTTCGAACCGGACGGGCTGGGGATGGCCCGGAATTGGGCCGAGGGGAAACGGAATTGCATATACGTCCTTTCTGCCGCATGGAAGCGGCGGTTGAAAGGCGGGGGGGCCCAATGCCCCCCACGCCCGGTACGTCAGTTGATCGACTTGCGAACGTTGTCGATGATCTCCATGCTGGACTTCTTGGGCGGATCGACGTTGAGTGAGGACCCGAGGGAGTAGATCGACTGCACCATCATCTGGTGGACGAGAGGTTCACCGATCTGCTCCTTCGCCTGGTACTTGAGCATGGCGACCATGATGAGGAACAGCCCCACGCGGTCCATGATGGGGATCTCCTTCGCTGTCGCCGTCTCCTGGTTGGGGAGACTCTCGAAGATCCTGGCCATCGCCCCGTAGAAGACACCAGAGACCGGATCGGTCTCCTTCTTCGAGACCTCGTGAAGGGCCTCGATGGCCGTCTTCAGAGTCGGCTTCGGAGGGTTGATCATGGCCTGGAGCATCTCCTTGACCTTGGAGCCGTCTCCCCCGCAGCCCTCGCAGTTGGGATCACCGCAGCCTCCGATCTCCTCTGCGGCCTTGTCGAGTTGGTCTTCGAGGGAGGACATCCCTCCCTTCCCGTCGATGATGAGCACCTTCATGTCTACGCCTCCTCTCGAAGGTTGATCTTGCGCTTCGGCTTCTGCATGACGAGCGAGTCCAGAGTCTGGGCCACCCGCTTGAAGCCCTCGTGAACGTCCTGTCGGAGCGAGTCGCTCTTGCGGAGGTCATCCGGCTGGACACCCTCCGTGAGCTTCCGCATCCGCTCCACCTGTGACTGGAGTTCCTCGCTGGAGCCCACGTCGCGGAGCTTGAAGTTCGCCAGGAACTCGGTGATGTTCGACACCATGGAGTTGCGGAAGATCTTCGGCTTCCCGTCCTCGTCCGGCGTCAGGCGGTCCACCATGTGGTCCGCCAGGCCCTTGGCTTCCAGCGTGAGCATGTTCGTGATCTCGTGAACGGCCTCCTGGAGGGCCTCCTCCTGCTTCTCGCGCTCCCGCTCGAAGAACTGGACGCTGATCTTCTTGAGGCTGTCCGGCGTGCTCATTGTGAGCCACTTCCAGTCGATGCGGTAGAGAGCGTTGATCTGCTCTGCGGTCGGGTAGAGGCCGGGGTTGAATGCGGACCCGAGGCGGGCGCGGCTCTCCTCCTTCCGCTCGTCTGCCACGGCGGCGAAGGCCTCGACCAGGGGCCGGAAGTCCTCACGCGCCTTGAAGAGGAGAGCGTCGATCTCTTCGACGGCCTCCACCTTGACCATGTACATCCCGCCCTTCAGGAAGGACGGCACGGTCTTGGATCGCACCGCCAGCTTCAAGCTGGTGAGGAAGCGCCGGCACGCCTTGAGTTCGGGCGCGTCGTACAGGTCGATGCCGACGTGCAGCATGTCCCGGTCGATCTCGGTCTTGATCGCCTCGGTGGACGAGGACAGCTTCCGGCGGTTGCTCACCTGGCCCAGCGTGAGGGCCAGCACGACGGTGTTCTCCGACAGGTTCTGTGTCATTACTCCATCTCCTTCAACGCGGCCTGAAGCCGCTCCAGACGGGACTGCTCGGACTCCTGGCCCTCGGGGGCCACGTAGCCCTTGGCGATGCGACGCTCGCACTTCTCGATGCGCTTCTTGATGATGTCTGCCGGGGTCTTCTTCTTCATCTATCTCTCCGAAGGGGTTGGAACGTCGTTGGACTTGAGCCACGCCACCTCTGCGGCGAGGGCTTCCTTGCGAGTGGTGAACGGACCAAGAAGGGGACCTTTGACCGGAGACAGGTCTGCGGCCCACTCCCCATCCGGTGCCGGCTCGACGTGCGAGGCGCGGCGGACTGTCACTGTCCCGAGGGGCTTGACGAGAGCGACGAGGTCATCGTCGTAGATGAGTCTGAGGTCTCCGCTCTCGTTGAAGATGATGGTGCTCACTGGGTCACCAATGCCTTCCTGGCGGTGCCCTTCATCTCGGGCTTGTCCTCCCGCTTGAACGTCTTCCCGATGGCTTCCTCGATGGCGCGGGTGGCGTCGAGGCACTCTCTCCCGGAGAACCCGGAGGCCTCGACCTTGGTCTGTCCCTGGCCGTCTACGATGATCGTGATCTTCTTCACTTCTTCCTCCACTTGAGGGCTGGGTACATCCCCTCCTCCTTCTTGATCTGCCCCTTGAGCCACTTGTACCTGGCCCCACGGCTCCCGGTCCACTCGGGCCAGATGTAGTCGTCCGCGAGGGTGTACCCTGGCCCCTTCCTGCGCCGGCCCTCGTCCCGAAGGAGCTTCCTGATTCTGTCTGTCATGTTCCGCGAGGCGTAGGGGATCTCGATGTGCCCGTAGTAGCTGCCGCCCCTGTCTCCGTCTATGTCGTCTAGGGCTGAGCAGAGCCCTCCCACGTAGCCCCGACTGACTGCCTCGGCTAGGAACTCCAGCACCTCCAGCTTGGTTGCGTACTTGCTCATGACTCTCTCTCCCTCCGAAGCTCCTCCTTCAGGAACTCGATGGTTGACTCGATCAGTAAGTGGTCCTTCCTCTCCTGCTCGGTCTGTTCTGGGTTCGTGGCCAAGCTCTTCAGTTCGGCGCGAACATGGTTGCTCGTGATCTTCCTGGGCTCGCTGCTCATCCCCTTAGCCTCCTGAAGAGCCAGCCGAGACAGACGACCGGCCAGAAGAGAGACAGGATGATCAGGATGACGTGCCCCGCCGTGTTACTGACCTCGGGGGCCTTCGACGGAGGGGACGTGCTCTCCAGCGTCCAGGCCATTGCGATCACGCCGGCCAGGTACGCCACGACTTCGATGCCTACCAGTGTCTCGATCATCGGACCATCACCTCCAGTTCCACCTGGTTGTCCTTGCGAGGAACCTCGCGGACGTTGTAGCCACGAATGCGAGCCATCCGCTTCGCAGCCTCGACAGCGTACGCCTGGGAGAACTTCCCTCCGTTATGCCCGATGAAGGGGGTGAGTCCACCCGAGGCCCAGGCGTCGAAGTTCAGCGAGTACGTGCCGTCCTTCTGCTTGATCAGGCCCACCGAGTATCTCGCGCCAGGGAACTCGATCATTGCGTCGCACGAGGACTTCCCTTCGTACCAGGTGTACTTCTTCACGTTCTCGTGCAGGACGCCACCCAGCCGCTTCGCCGCGTTCTTCGCGTCACGAAGACTCTTGATCACTACCTTCGCCGTCGCGATGTGGCTCACGCGGCACCTCCCTTGTCCCAGAAATACGGATTGTCATCGAGCATGAGGCGACGCCTCGAACGTCTGATACACCTACGGACAGCCGCCTCATCCACGTCTGTACACGGTCTGTAGACCTGTGGACTCTCCTCTGTCTCACGTAGTCCAACTTCGACCCCCTCCCAGAATGCGTCGTACCAGCCCCCCAGGACCCCTGAGATCAGCTTCAGGAGCCCCAGGGCTACGACCAGCCTCCAGAACATCTAGTTCGCTCCCTTCAGAGCAAGCTTGCGACCGCTGGACTTCTTGGGCTTGAAGTCGCAGGCCTTGCTCATCTCGTAGGTGCCGGGGTAGGAGGCGGAGAGGAACGTGCCGTCTGCCTGCTTCCGAAGGGACCGAACGGAGTCCGGTGCGCTCTTCGTGACAGGGACGATGTAGCTCTCGCCCACTTCCTTCACCGGCTTGTTGAGCTTGTATGCGATCTCGCACGCGTTGCGGATCTCGGCTCCCGTCCACCCGGTGTCATCCGGGAGGGGAGAGTCGAGGGGATGCCCGTACTTCTTCAGGTACACGGGCCACAGGCTGGAACGCTCCTCGTCAGTGAGGAGGTCGAAGTACCAGATCTGGAGCTTGAAGCGACGAAGAAGCTCAGGAGGAAGCACGTCGAGCTTGTTGCAAGTGGCCAGGACGAGGACGTTCTTGCCACCGATGCTCTTGATGGTGCGGAAGGCCTCGCGGAATGCCTGCTCGGACTCCCCGACGTGCTTGCCCTTCATGGACCCGGTGTCCATCACGATGGTAGGCACGTTGTGGTGCGCTCCGATGGACTCGGTGAGCACCGTCTTGCCGGACCCTCGGATGCCCACCAGGATGGCTCCGTTCCACTCGTTGCCTTCCATGTTGGTGAGGAACTGCTCGTGGAGATCCTGGGTGACTCCGGTGTTGTCCCCCGCACCGCCACCGGAGCCGAGTCCTGCGAGAGCCTTGTCGATCTCATCGATGCGAACGACAAGCTCCGGGGGTTCTGGCCCAGCCCAGAGATCGTTGAGCATCCCGGTGACCTGGTCGAGGCCACGGAGATCCTTGAGGTCCGGGCCGTCGAGGGTCATGGTGAGACCCTTGACCTTGCTCACCGCCTTCTGCTTGAGGTCCCAGGCGTGCGCGAGGTCGATCTCGCCGGCATCCGGGTTGAGCGCAAGGGACATGGCGAGCACCTGTTCCGCCTCGAAAGCGGAGAGCCCACGCACGCTGCGCGTGACCTTCTTCAGGTACTCGTCATCGGGCTTCGACAGGTCAGCCGAGTCATGTAGCTCACGAACGATGGTGGCGTAGCCCTCGTGCTCCGGGAGGGGATCGTCCAGCAGGATCACATCGTGGACGATCTCATCCGGGAAGGTGAAGTCAGGAGAGAGCATGATGAGCATATTCCCCTGCGCCTTGAACGTGTCCCTGGTATTGAGCACCAACTGGACGAGTTCGTTCTGGACCTGAGAGTCATGCAGGAAGCGGTTGAAGCTGTGAGCGATGAGCACAACCTCCTTCTCTGCCTGGCCCTCGACCTGGCCCAGCTTCGATGCCGTGCGGATGGCGGCGACGGGATCGGACGTGGCTGTCTTGATCTCGTCGGCGTCCATGTCCAGCGAGTCCGCCAGTTCCTGGAGCACGACCTCGGCGGTCTTGTTGAGGGCCATGTAGCCGTTGCCCCGGTCCCAGGAAACGACCGGGAGGCCACCGTTGAGGCTCTCCGCGATGGTCTGCGCGAGGGCCGGCTGGTCCGGCGTAGTGACCGCGATCAGCGGCGTGGAGACGCGCTTCGCAGCCTTCAAGGAATCAATCAGGGACTTCATCTGTCCTCCTTACTCCTGGCCGTAGACGATGCGGTTCACGCACTCGTTCGCCTCGACCTCTGTCCAGCAACCAGGCCTGCCGTACTTCTCCTTGCAGCCGCCAAGGTGGCAGACCTCGTGGCCGGCGAGTTCGTTCAGGTAGCTGAACGACCCATCGTGGATCGTCTGCCTGTGTGCGTTCACAACGTTCCCACCAGGCGTAGCCCATGCGGCCATCCAGCCGCCGTTCGGATTCTCGTGGAACTCCACGTAGCAGGGGCCATGCTCCAGCACGCCGCAGTAGTGCTCGACCTTGGCGATGAAGAACGCTTCCTGCTCGTTCACGGGATCGGGGGATGAGAACTCGGCGTGGCCGCACCCAATCCCCCAGAGTGCGAGCGCCGCGATCAGGATCCGCATCAGTGAAACTCCGTTGGGGACACAGACTCGCCACCCTCGCAGGGGAAGTGGCGGATCAGCATGGCCGAGGTGATGAGGCGGACGGCCCCAGGCTTGTTCCACATCTCTGGGAACTCGTTCGCTATGTTGATCCACATCCGGGCGAGTTGCCCGTTGGTCTCGCTGGTCAGACCCTGGTAGCACTTCATGGTCACGAACATCCCGTCATCGACTCCACGGATGTAGCCGAGGGCGTAGCCGTAGTGGATAGCCTCCCATCCACTCGGCCCATCCTGCTCCAGGGCGCGGATCATGCCCTGGACGCTGTTCATCGGCATGGGCGGGGGCTCACCGGCGGTTGCGATTGCTCCCGCCAGGCAGAGAGTCACGGCGATCAATGCTTTCTTCATCTACTCGTCTCCTTCTTCGTTGTACTGGTTGAGGCACTTCTTGTTGCAGACCCAGGCCTCGTAGGGCTCCCCCTTGGTAGCGACGAGGAAGCCTAGATAGATTGCGCTCCTGGAGTTGGTGCGGATCGTCTTGCGGCAGTGGTAGCAGGCCCGCTTAGAAGTCAACGTCACCCTCCTGCATCGGGTAGAACTCGACGCTCTCAAACTCTGGGCGTGGGGGAGTGAAGAGGTCCCGTAGGATCCGCTCCTGGAGCGCGTCCTCGTGGAGATCGTCAATGATCTCCCGAAGCGCGGCCTGATCGGTGAGACTCTTCGAGTGCTTGAGGTCCATGAGGTACTGGTTCATATCAACCCTCCACTAGAGAGACGCGCCAGCCGTTGCTATCTGACACGCTCCAGGTAGCCACCGTAGTAGCCGTTGCTGGAGTTGCGGTACTCGACCTTGATGGACTCCCCGTTGTTGAGGCGCAGGATGGTCTGGTAGGACTGGAGGTAGTCCCCCATGTCCTCCTCACCGTCCCATCCGTGCTCCATGCGCTGATCCTCGACGGCCAGAACCTCCAGCCCCTCGACGGTGTCGGGAGCTTCGAGGTGCTCGAACCAGGAGTGGGAGCAGCAGTCTCCCTCGGCGGTGAACTCGGCCTTGCCCCCATCCTCGAACTCGAACACGAGGACGGTCTTGTCGTCACGCAGGGACACGGCCTTGAGCTTGCGGTTGGCGAAGTCTTGCCAGTCGCCCCCGAAGTCGCCAGTCAGCCTCATAAGGTTCCTCGCGAACCCCTCGTCGTACTCTTCCATCACTCCTCCTTCAGCGTGACCTTGAGGAAGGTCTCCGCCTGGTCGAACGTCTTGTTCCTCTTCTTGGGGTCTACGTCCCACGATGCGCGGTGCGTCACGATCTCGATGCCGTCATCGTTGGTGACCTCGACTGTGATCTTCACCCGCTTCATGGGTCCTCCTTCGTCTTCGCAATGTCCAGGATGCTCGGCTGCGGGTCGATCTCCTGTAGCACGCGCAGCGCAGCCTGAGTCTTCGAGGCGTGGATCCACTTCTTCTCCGGCCAGGCCCCGGTCATGGCGCGGAACGCTCTCACGTCATCCGCGATCCGCTTGCGCCACCGCTTGTAGCGACGCCTCTCCTCTGGGGTTGTCGTCTCTGCGTACCTCATGTCTGGCCTCCTCACGCCGTGAACGAGAGGTCTGAAATGAGCCGAAGGGACTCGCTCCCGTCGTACTCCTCGATGATGAAGGCGGTCCCCTTGTCGAGCCAGTGGACCTCCACCTGGTCGAGGCCACCCGAGTAGGGGTACTCCTCACCGAACCAGGCCTTAAGGTCATCCTCGGTGACCTCCTCGTTGGCGAGAACCTTCTCGACCAAGCGGCTGTCGAACATGGCCTGCTCCTGGTGCTCGCGGCCGGCCCAGGTGCTCCAGCCCGCGCCGAATCCGGGGGACACCAGTACGGCCACCTGATCACCTCGCTCGTACTTCTTCCACTCGCTCATCTAGTCCTCCCACCACTCCCACTCGTCGTAGTCGTCAAGCTCAGGGATGTACTCTGGGTATCCCTCTCGGTCTACGCCTTCCGCCTGGAGCGCGGCTTCCACGTCTCTGCGCTCGTTCCTGGCCTTCCCACGAGGCGCACGGCGGTCCTTCATGGCCTTGCCCTTGCCCCGCAGGGCGAGAGCGTAGGCGACGGGGTTGCGTCCCTTCATGGTTGCGCCTCCTGGAGCGGCGGACGGGAGCCGCTGATATAACCCCCGCCCGCCAAGTTCCTGCCAACTATCAGCTATCGGGGCGTGACGCGTTGAGGGTGCCCCAAGTCCCTCGCTCCGGTGCCTGTGTGTTTCAGTTGGCTTTACGTCACCAACGCATCGATTCACCTCCCGCGTTGAGTTGAATGCAGAGTAGTAGAGGCCACCCTCAAGTGAGAG